CGACATCGTTAGTAGAACAGATGTATAAAGATTTTGCAGATTATGGTTGGGACGTTGGTTCATTTTGCCACAAGGTATACGCAGGTAAGGAAAGAGAGACGGACTCTCAGGTAATCATTACGACTTGGCAGTCAATCTACAAACTCCCCAGAAAGTATTTTGAGAGATTCTCTGTTGTGATTGGGGATGAGGCTCACCAATTTAAATCAAAGTCATTAATATCTATAATGACAAAACTTGATGGTGCAAAATATAGATTTGGATTTACTGGTACATTAGACGGAAGTGAGACTCATAAATGGGTTCTTGAGGGATTGTTCGGACCTTCCTATAAAATCATAAAAACTGACGAGCTCATGAAGAAAGGGCACCTTGCAAAACTAGATATCAACGTGCTTCTATTGAAACACCCACCAAATAAATTTGAAAACTTTGAAGAAGAAGTTCAGTATATTATCGGACATAATAAACGAAATAACTTTATCAAAAACCTTGCACTCGATCTCAAAGGCAATACTTTGATACTATTTGCCAGAGTTGAGAAGCACGGAGAACCTCTTTACAATTTGATAAATAATAATAACATTATTGAAAGTCGAAATGTCTTTTTTATTCATGGTGGAGTGGAAACCGAGGACAGGGAAAAGGTTCGAGAAATCACTGAAAAAGAGAATGATGCTATTATCGTTGCCTCGTACGGGACTTTTTCCACTGGGATTAATATCAAAAATTTACACAATATAATTTTTGCATCTCCCTCTAAGTCAAGAATACGTAATTTACAGTCTATCGGAAGAGTTCTGAGGAAAGGTAATCAGAAGACAAGAGCAACTCTTTATGATATTGCTGATGACATTAGTTATAAATCTCGAAAAAATTATACCCTTAACCACTTAATTGAAAGAATTAAAATTTATAATGAAGAAAATTTTGATTATGATATAGTCAACATACCACTTAAAAAATGATGGGAGACGAATTTTACGCAATACTTAAATTAGTTTCTGGGGAAGAAATCTTCTCACTTGTCGTTGTGGATGATAATCATGACCAAGACACTGTGGTTGTTCTGCAAAGTCCTGTAATTATGGGTGTTAACACAAATCCTCATGGAACTTTTATTAAAGTTAAACCTTGGTTGGAATTACCAGAAGAAGATATTTTTATGATTCGATTAGATAAAATTATTACTATGACTGAATCTAATGATGAAAAATTAATTAATTTATATAATCACTATATTAATGGAGAAAATAGCGTGTATGATGTGAATGGTCTTATAAAACCAAATTCTGAAATGGGTTATATATCTTCAGTATCAGATGCCCGTAAGAAACTCGAAAAAGTCTTTAAGCTTAATCTAGAGACTTAACTATATTATATTCCTTCCAAACCTCACAAAGGTTATTGTACACATATTTACATGACTTGTCAAGTATGTAAAATGTGTTATAATATTATTATGAAAAAGATAAAAACATTATGCCTAGAAAAAAGTCAGAACACTACGTAAATAATAAGGAGTTACTGCAGGCTATAACTGTTTATCGAGGAAAAGCATTACTTGCTAAAGCAGCATATCTTAAGAAGTATGGTATAGACCCACCTAAGTCAGGACCATGGGAGGGTAAACCCCCTATTTCAAACTATCTTGGTTCTTGTTTCTTAAAGATTGCGACACACTTGTCGTATAAACCGAACTTTGTTAACTATATGTTTAGGGAGGATATGATCTCTGATGGAATCGAAAATTGCGTTCAGTACATACATAACTTTGATCCTGAGAAATCCAAGAATCCTTTTGCTTACTTTACGCAGGTTATACATTATGCGTTTCTCAGAAGAATTCAAAAAGAAAAGAAACAATTAGATATTAAGACAAAGATTATTGAAAGAAGTGGATTTGATGAAGTGATGGCTGTAGATGAGGGTGCAATGGCAGGAAGTAGTTCTGATTATAATACAATTAAAGATAATATTCAGTATCGTAATAATAATAGATGAAAATTGCTATAATTACAGATACTCACTACGGTGCACGTAAAGGGTCTGCACATCTTCATGACTACTTTAAGTTATTTTATGATAACGTATTTTTTCCAACCTTGGAGAAGGAGGGAATCGATACCATTATTCATATGGGTGATATATTTGATAGTCGTAAGTCGATAGATTATCAGAGTTTAGAGTGGTCAAAGAAAGTTGTATTTGATCCCATGAGAAAGTATAAAGTATATGCTATAACTGGAAATCATGATTGTTACTATAAAAATACAAATTATGTAAACTCACCAGAACTTTTATTAAACGATTACTCAAACATATCAACATTTTCAAAACCAACTGAGGTAAATGTGGGTGGTTTAGATATTCTTCTTTTGCCTTGGATTAATTCTGAGAACTATGATGATTCCATATACAAGATTAATAAAAGTAAAAGTAAGGTTGCAATGGGTCACCTTGAACTAAATGGATTTAAGGCTACTCGTGGACATATGATGGAAACTGGAATGGATGTTGACATCTTTAATAAGTTTGATGTAGTGTATTCTGGACATTTTCATACACGTTCTACTAATGGAAAGATACATTATTTGGGTAATCCATATGAGATGTATTGGAATGATGTAAACGATACAAGAGGATTTACTATCTTTGATACGGATACCCTTACCCATACTCCAGTTAACAATCCTTATAAATTATTCTATAACGTATATTATGAAGATACTAATTACAAATTATATAATGCAACTAAACTAAAGAATAAAATTGTTAAATTAATTGTTCGTAAAAAATCTGACCCTAAAAAATTTGAAAAATTCATAGATAAACTTTACTCCTCTGGAATACAAGATTTAAAAATTATTGAAAATTTTGTTCTTGAGGAGAGTGAAAACTTTGAAATAGAAGAAGAAGAGAGTACTATCTCAATACTGAATCGTTATATTGATGAGTCTGACATTGAGTTTGATAAAAATATTATTAAAAATATTTTCCAAGATCTTTATCGACAAGCTTGCGAGGTAGAGTAATGTTTCTTCTTACACTTAAAAATAAAAGAGAGGAGGGAGTATATGCTGTAGATGATCAGTATGGAAACCTTGTTTTATTTTTATTTGAGGAAGAGGATGATGCCACAAGATATGCTATGATGTTAGAGGAGGATGAAGAAAAAGAAATGGTTGTTGTTGAAATTGATGATGACCTTGCATTGAAAACATGTAAAATGAACAATTACAAATACGCAGTAATTACACCTGATGACATTATTATTCCACCTAAAAAATGATAACCTTTAAAAATATAAAATGGAAAAACTTTCTTTCGACTGGTGACTACTGGAATGAAATTAATTTTTTACAAGAAAATACAAATTTAATAATCGGAACAAATGGTTCAGGAAAGTCAACCATGTTGGATGCTTTGACCTTTGCTTTATTCAATAAACCTTTTCGTAAGATAAACAAATCACAATTGATGAATACTGTGAATGAAAGAGATTGTCTTGTCGAACTAGAATTTTCTGTGAATAGTCGTGACTATTTGGTTAGAAGAGGAATGAAACCAAATATATTTGATATTGAGGTTAATGGTAATCAAATGCATCGACAAGCAGATGATCGTTCGAACCAAAAAATACTAGAGGAGAACATATTAAAAGTAAATTATAAATCATTTACACAGATTGTAATACTAGGTAGTAGCACGTTTGTTCCATTCATGCAGTTAAGTGGTTCAAATCGAAGGGAAGTCATTGAAGATCTTCTCGACATTCGTATATTTTCTGCGATGAATAATCTTATTAAAGATCAAATTAGAGAAAAAAAGGAAAAAATTAGATCTCTTGATCTTAAAAAAGACAATCTGAAAGATAAAATGACAATGCAAAAGAATTTTATCAAAGAATTAGAGAATAGGGGAAATAATGATATTACAACTAGTAAAGAAAAAATTAATTTACTCATCAGTGAGACTGATAAGTATGTCTCAATTAATGAGAATTTAGAACTTGAGGTAACTGGACTCATAGAGGATCAGGAAAAGGTTACAGGTGCAGGAAAAAAGTTACTAAAGCTTAACAATCTAAAGGGTAAATTATCCAATAAGGTAACAACTCTTACCAAAGAACACAAGTTCTTCAAGGATAATGTATCATGCCCTACATGCACTC